ATGGCGTCCCACACTGCCGATTTGGCGGTGAACTTCGGTCGTCGGGTGCGTAACTTGGTCGGTTCGGAGTCTTACCGTGACATTTTCCCGCAGGTTGAGCTTCAAGCGGACAGTAAGTCTGCTTCTCGATGGGGTACTAATTTTAACGGTGAGTACTTTGCTATTGGCGTTGGTGGTGCCCTTGCTGGTCGAGGCGCTGATCTGTTCATTATTGATGATCCCCACTCAGAACAGGATGCTAAGCAGGGTCGTGCGGACGTATTTGAGCCAGCATGGGAGTGGTTTCAGTCCGGTCCAGTCCAGCGACTGATGCCGGGTGGTTCGATCATCGTGGTGATGACTCGTTGGAGTAAATCCGACCTCACCGGCAAGATCGTGGACCACATGACCCGCGAAGAGGGCACTGATCAGTGGGAAGTGGTTGAGTTCCCGGCGATCCTGAACGAGAAACCGCTATGGCCAGAGTTCTGGAGCATTGATGAGTTGATGGGCAAAAAAGCCTCGATGGACGTGCGGTACTGGCAGGCCCAGTACATGCAGCAGCCGACCTCGGAGGAAGGTGCCCTCATCAAGCGCGAGTGGTGGCAGGTCTGGGAGAAAGAGGATCCGCCCCATTGTGAGCACATCATCCTGTCGCTCGACGCTGCCCAAGAAAAGACCAACCGGTCGGACTTCAACGCCTTGTTGACTTGGGGCGTGTTTTTCAACGAAGAGACTAAAAACTACAACATCATCCTGCTGAACTCCATCAAGCAGCGGTTGGAGTTCCCGGAGCTAAAGCAGTTGGTGCTGGAGGAGTACAAGGATTGGCAGCCCGACACCTTCATCGTCGAGAAGAAATCGAACGGTGCGGCGCTCTATCAGGAGATGCGCCGGATGGGGGTGCCCCTCAGCGAGTTCACGCCGGGCAAGGGTCAGGACAAGATAAGCAGAGTAAACGCCGTATCTGACCTTTTTTCTTCAGGTATAGTCTGGGTACCAGACAGGCGCTGGGCTTGGGAGGTGGTCGAGGAGTGCAACGACTTCCCATCCGGCACACATGATGACTTGGTGGACGCGACGACTTTGGCACTCTTGAGGTTCAGGCAGGGCGGGTTCATACGCCTGCCGACAGATGAGCCCGAGCCGACCAAGTGGTTCAAGAGCCACAGACGCGAAGCGTATTACTAGGAGATTTTAGATGGCCATTGATAAAGCACTGTACGAAGCGCCGATGGGGCTTGACGCCCTGTCCTCTGAGCCCGACCTGCAGATTGAGATTGTGGACCCGGAGGCAGTGACTATTGGCATCGACGGTGCCGTCATCGAGTTGATGAAGGATGAGCCTCGTGCCGAGGACTTCGACGCCAACCTTGCGGAGTACATGAGCGAGGGGGACTTGCAGAGTCTGGCAAGTGAGTTGATCGGGAACTACGAGCAGGACCTCTCTAGCCGTAAGGATTGGCTTGATACCTACGTCAAGGGCTTAAAAATCCTTGGCATCAAGTACGAGGAGCGTACTGAGCCGTGGCCGGGTGCGTGTGGCGTGTTCCACCCCCTCCTGATGGAGTCGGCGGTCAAGTTCCAGTCCGAGACCATCATGGAGACCTTCCCCGCTGCCGGGCCGGTCAAGACCAAGATCGTAGGTAAGGAGACCCCGGAGAAGAAGGACGCCGCCATCCGTGTTGCGGATGACATGAACTACCAGCTGACCGAGGTCATGAAGGAGTACCGCCCGGAGCATGAGCGCCTGCTCCTCTCGCTTGCCTTGGCGGGCAACGCCTTCAAGAAGATGTACTTCGACCCAGCTCTCAACCGTCAGACTGCGGTCTTTATCCCGGCTGAGGACATCATCGTCCCCTACGGCGCTCCGAACCTTGAGACGACCGACCGTGTTACGCACCGCATGCGTAAGACCAAGAACGAGCTGCGTAAGCTTCAGTATGCGGGGTTCTACCGGGACATCGACCTTGGTGACCCGATCCGCACGATGGACGAGGTTGAGAAGCAAAAGGCAGAGGACCAAGGCTTTTCGGCGTCGATGGACGACCGGTTCCAGCTCCTTGAGATGCACGTCAACATTGACCTGCCGGGCTATCCCGACGTCGATAAGGACAACAACGAGACCGGGCTTGCTCTTCCTTATGTAGTGACGATTGAGAAGGGCACCGGGACGATCTTAGCGATTCGGCGCAATTGGCGTGAAGATGACAAACTCAAGGAGAAGCGGCAGCATTTTGTGCATTACGGGTACATCCCCGGCTTTGGCTTCTACTATTTTGGACTTATTCATCTCATCGGCGGCCACTCTAAGGCAGCCACCTCGCTCCTGCGCCAGCTTGTCGATGCGGGAACTCTCAGCAATCTTCCGGGTGGTCTCAAGTCACGTGGCCTGCGTATCAAGGGCGACGACACCCCCATTGCTCCCGGAGAGTTCCGCGACGTAGACGTGCCTTCGGGTGCGATCCGCGACAACATCTTGCCCCTGCCGTACAAGGAGCCGAGCCAGACGCTCTCCCTCCTGATGGACCGGATTGTCGAGGAAGGACGCCGCTTCGCTGCGGTGTCGGACCTCAAAGTCAGCGACATGTCGTCGCAGGCCCCGGTCGGTACGACGCTTGCCATCCTTGAGCGTGTTCTCAAAGTGATGAGCGCGGTGCAGGCCCGCATCTATTACACGATGAAGCAGGAGTTCAAGCTACTCGCGGGCATCATCCGTGACAACACCCCGGATCAGTATTCGTACGAGCCTGAAGTGGGCAGCCGCAAGGCCAAGAAGGCTGACTACGATGACGTGGATGTCATCCCGGTCTCGGACCCGAACGCGGCCACGATGTCGCAGAAGATCGTGCAGTACCAAGCCGTGCTGCAGCTCTCGCAGACCGCCCCGCAGATCTATGACTTGCCGCATCTTCACAGGCAGATGATCGAGACCCTTGGGGTCAAGAACGCCGACAAGATCATCCCGCTGCCCTCCGATGCCAAGCCACGTGACCCCATCACCGAGAACATGGACTTGATGACGGGCAAGCCTGCCAAGGCGTTCATGTATCAGGACCACGAGGCTCACATGCAAGTCCACATGTCGCTGATGCAGGACCCGAAGATCGCGGCGATGATCGGGCAGAGCCCGCAGGCTCAGCAGATGCAGGGTGTCATCCAAGCTCACATCATGGAGCACATGGCGTTCCAGTACCGCCGTGAGATCGAGAAGCAGCTTGGTGCGGCCCTTCCCCCGTTGCCGCAGGGTGACAACGACGAGTACGACCTGCCGCCTGAGTTTGAGGCCCAGCTCTCGCAGCTTGCTGCGGTGGCCGCAGCGCGTGTCTTGCAGAAGGATCAGGCCGAGGCGCAGGCTCAACAGGCGCAGCAGCAACAGCAGGATCCGCTTGTACAGATGCAGATGATGGACCTGCAGATCAAGCAGCTCATGGCGCAGACCAAGGCGCAGCAGGCTCAGATCGACGGCCAGATCCGTATGGCAGAACAGCAGCGCAAGACCCAGAAGGACATGGTGGACGCTGCCGCCAAGCTCGATGAACTTGAGCTTCGTAAGGCCGAAGCCTCTGGACGACAGCAACTTGAGGCGGCGCGTCTCGGCGTGGACATCCAGAAGGACAAGGCGGCCCTTGCGGCCAAGCAGCAGATTGAAGGTGTACGACTCGGGCTTGATATCGGCAAGGCGCGGGACGATGCGGACCTGCGCCGTAGAGGTACTGAAGAATGAGTTATTCCAACGCTCTGGAGTACTTGGACTCAAAACTCCAAGAGGAGCGCATGTTGATCGTAGACACCCTTATCCAAGGCAAATTGGACGAGGGTGAATACAAACGTCTTTGCGGAGTATTACAGGGTCTCGACCTCGCAAAGAACCACATAAAAGACCTTGCAAAACGCTTGGAGCGCGACAATGAGTAACATCAATGTAGAGAAGACACAGGAAGAAGCCGCCAAGGCCAAACTTCTGCCAGAACCCAAGGGCTTCCGAATCCTGTGTGCAGTGCCACACGTGGAGGAGGAGTTTGAGGGCGGCATCATCAAGGCG